CTACAACTCAATTATTTGAAATTCAGCTCCCTTTAAATCTTGCAAAATATACTCATTCCCTAGTCCGGCTCGATTAGTTAGTGGTACCAGCTGCAACCTATTTTCGACGGGGGGGCGAGGAATAATATATAAAAGTGGTCTCCAAAGGTCAAAATCCCATCTGTCAGATAATACATAAATTTCGTCCTTCATGTCCTGCGTGATTATGCCCGCATTTTCCCATTTAGTCGCCAAAAGTTTCAACGAAGCTTGCTGAGAAATAATTTTAGAACTATGTCTATCTCCCGAAGTTACATCTCTTTTTAATTCCCGATATATGTCAGCGGGATTGGAACTTGCGGGAACGAGGGAGCCAATACTGTATTTCGCAGCCGACTTGCTATCAAAGTGTTCACTACACCATACATAATGGACATCTTTGAAATAATTAACTTGAATATAGTGTTTTAAAAATACGTTAGTGGAATACATTAGCATAGTAACCTCAGGGGGGTTAATCGTCAAAATTCTCAAATCATATTCCTCTTAACCAACCCCTTTACAAAACATCCTATCTCCGCAGGCTTCGGGAAGTTCGAAAGATTCTTACTTCAAAGTTTCACAAAAACTCAAACAGATTCTGTAAACCTCTTATTACAAATCTAATACAATTTTATATAATTTTTTTTCATTGAAATATGTGACCGTCATAACACTTGGTCGTAAATACAATACTGTTAAGACTGCCCTGGCAGATGCACATCAGCCATTTTGGACTTGTTCAAGCCTTTTGCGAAGCTCCTCATTTGCTTCTTCCTCTCGTTTTAGCGCTTTGCGTTGAAGTTCAATAAACTCGTCTTTGGAAACATACATCATGTCAGGCCGGGATCCTTCCGTCACGATGTCTTCTCCAAGGAGAGCGGATACCGTGGTTTTGAGAATATCTGCAATTTTTCGGATATCTGAAATAGTCGGCTCATTCTTCCCGGTTTCCCAGTTCGAGACCGTTCCACGTCCAGATTTGCCCATTTTAATTGCAAATTCTTCTTGGCTCATGCTAATCGCTTCCCGGGCTTTCTTGATGTTTTTTCCTATGTCCGTCATTTATTTTCGTAAAATGTATTAAATAGCTTGACAAGTGTACATTTTAAATATACATTTGCATACCTCAATTAAGGTTTACGCAAATTACAAAAGCATGGAAGAAGTAACAAACGCGACTGACTCAACGGTAATCCCGATAAAAGAACGGTTACTGGCGAGGTTTGGACGGGCCAAGGAAGTGGTAGGAGGGAACTGGCGAAATGAACTGGCAGCGGCGGACAATTTCTTTAACACCAAGATGGGCGTGGACTATATGCGCTCTGTGGCTCAGGCCTACTCCAACGCTGGCCGTGGCCACGTGGACCGGATAGAGCGGGTTACCGTTGCCCTTGAAAAAATTGCTGGTATCATCAACCCACCCGTAGTATGAACACGACCATCGCCCTGAGCCTGCCAGCGGAGCAGATAGAACTGCTGGAGGCATTGAAGTACCAGAACGACCGGATCCTGAGCATGCAGAACCGCTCGGCTTACCTCACGGAACCGGAAGCATGCGAGCGCCTGAAAGTTTCGCTCACTACAATACGGAAGTGGCGCAAGGATGGCTGGCTACGGTTTTTTGCCGAAGGCGACAACATCCGCTACCGGGTGGATTACCTGGATGCTGATTTTGAAAAACGGGCCATGGTAATGGCTCCCATGCATGGTGCGAATCGAATCAACAATTCTAAATCGGCGTAAGCCAAAACTGCAAACCTATCAGCTGATGAGTGAAGTTGTGACTGAAACAGACATTCTTGTTTTTCGGACGGAACGCGATAATAGACGAAAGAAACATTGGGATGCCATTTATCACCCAGAATGGCAAACTAATGAAGTTTTCTTCTTAGCATCCCGCAATGCACTGAGCCAGTTTCCCAGAACAGATGGCTGGTATACATCAACGCAAAAACAATGGAAAGAAGGGATACGCAAGTTGGTGGAAGGACTGGGCGTAAAAGGTTATGAACTCAGGGGTAGAATCGATTTTAATTTGAGAGCCATTGGAGTGATTGATGAACATGACGGTAAATGGCTTAATACAATTCATACCGATTGTGGAACCGATATTCGGTTAATCATAGATTTGATTGAGGTAATGGCGCCTATTGGTTTAATAATACCTCGCGATTTGGAGAGGTTATCTCTTATAGAAGTGGGTGTATTATTTAGCAATATTTTCATCGCTTGGCGAACAGCAGACCTTGGATTGGTAAGAGTAGACGGAGCTAAACCACAGTGGTAATTTCTAAGATCATTCCGGAGAGCCCCTTCTTCAAAACACAGTGATACGGAGTGTTGCCTTTAAGATAAACAGGCTCTTCGAGCTTGAACTCGGTAATGTGCGACAGAGAAGATTCTTGAAAATCAGAATCCGCAGACAAGGGGATTGAAAGTATGGTGGCAGCTACTGGCTGGTAACTTGCCTTGAATAAGAAACTGAATTTTTGAAAAAGCAACTTGGGTAAATCGTCATGATAGTGGAAAACAACAACAGAATTTTCAGAGTCTCTTTCGTCATAGATAAGCCCCGTATTGTGAAGTTTATTTATTCGCGCCCAGCGCTTTTGCCTTTCAATTTCAGAGTCGGCACCTTGGAGAAACTGAGAACAGGAGGTTCCCTTAACGCCCAAATTCTCACAAATAATTGCCAAATATTCGAGCTCGACAATGTCATAAGACGCGAAGTTAACCTTGTCAAATCCAGCTACAAGATGGTTTTGAATGTGAATGGGCTTTTGCGAAAGCATAGCGATTTAGAAGTTACAATGTATCAAACCCAAAACTAGTAAACCTATCATGAATCCCAAACAAACCCTTTTGATCGTGCTGACTATTGTACTTACTGGCGAGGCCGTGGCGGAGCTGATCAGCGCCAACTTTGCATACCTGGCAGCGGCCGGCTGCATCGCTATTTTCGGCGTGGTGGTGTATTCCATCAAAAAACGGTCGGCAAGATGATCGGAATTGTCCTTTATTTAGGCTTGTACCTGATGCTACTTTGTAGGGGTGGATTAATTGCTATGAAGGTGAAGGAAGGAGGTGGTGGAAAATGACAAATCGTGAAAGGTTTCTGGCTGGTGAGACATTCTGGTTTCATCAAAAGCCCCACTGTTATCGATTTGACAGGATAAAGGAAAAATTAGAGCGGAACATCAACGACAGTGTGGTTGATTTCGCCCCATATGCCTGGGTAGAATACATTGGGGAATTGGACTTTGATGCATTTGTAATGGATCCTCAATGCAATGTCCTGAGTCATCATTGGGTGTTTGAAGATTTGGTTTTTGACCGTTTAAATCCTGCATAAATGACCTGGAACTACAAATGGACGGAAATTAATGAGAGGCTGTACGCATATATGCGCTACCGGCTTGAAGATACGCTGGACGGGTTTCAGAAGCCGTACACGGAGGTGCTTGCATACGTGCATGACAAAGGTGAAAGAGGGAGCTGGGAGTGGCATGCTTACAGGCATGTGGTGGACCAGGTTGAAGAAATGGACATTTCCAGCTCGCTTTTACTAATCATCCAGAATGAAGTGGCAATACTTTTAGGATCCGGTGACGGAGGGAAGATATTCCTGCAGTAACGACAGTTGCGGCGGGATGATAGAGGAAGAGGGTTTACGTGAGTGAGACTGGCGGCAGCTGATGGCTGTCGCCAATCTAAAAAAGGAGATGCGGCAGCTGGTGCAAACCGGTAGTGGGCTGGCAAACGCAGGGGTTCGATTCCTCTCGTCTCCGCAAGGTAGAGCAGACTTCTACAAATGAGGCCCCGAGCCGTGTGTGGGTAGCTCCGCACACGGGGTAAGGGGAGGACTGTGCGGGTAAAGGTTGCTATTAGGTTCGAATCCTAACCCGCAAACAAGTGGTGTAGCATTACACCATAACGGCAAGGTGCCGTATACCCATAATCGTCATGTGCTGACGGGTAAGGGAAATTATGTTTTTACAAATCAAATTCTTAGCGGAATGCTACAAAGAATTGAGACTAGCGAGGTGATGAAACGTGCCACTGTGTTTTTTGATGAGCACAATGACAAATGCCCCACAGTGGAAGTGAAAAGGAAATTGAAAGACTCGGAGCAGATCATTAACCGACGCGTGGGGCTGATCCCGGAGGCGGTGACGACTACGTTTCATACGATACTGACGGAATACGTGCACAGCTACAACCGGACGTGCTCGATCATGCCGGAGGGAATGTACACCATGGAGGACTTGCCGGCGATGCATACCAACTGCGTGCGACTGGCCAAATACTGTCGCTGCACGGACAGGACGGTTCGTAATCATATAGGTCGACTGCGCGCTTTGGGCATGATTGAGACCAAATTTCATGGCAATAAGAAGGCTTTTGAGCTGTGGATAAGCCCTAAATTTCTGTTTGAGCAAGGGGCGAGCGGTGAAGCTGGAAGCCCTCAAAAACCGCCAAAAACCGCCTTTTCCCCAGAAGATTCGAAAATTTTTCCGCATAACAGTACCCACAGAGAGATTTTAGGAAAAGAAAAAGGGAATGCGGATATGTTGATTAAGTACGGAGAGAGCATTCAGGGACAGAAGGGTCGAGCAGACGGCCCCGTGATGGCCCTCAATGACTGGGTAGAGCAGCAGGGACAGAGCCAAACTGGGGGGGCGGCGCGGCGCGAAAAATCGGAGATCGTGGCTGAGAATGACCGAAACCGCCGAGCAAAGGCCACTGATATGCTGGAACGCTGGCGAGAGGGCTGGGCACCGGGAATGCCGAAAGGACTGGAACCGAGATTCCGCGATATGCTCATGAATTTCTGGCTGTATGCCTGGAAGGTGGTGTATCCGCACCGGGAATTCAGCAAAGAAAAGCAGGAACTGGCCATAGTGGCGATAGCAGCTGGTGTATTCAAGAACTTTACGGATGTGCGATCGGAGAAGGAATGGCTGGATTTTTACCAATTGCAAATGGACAAACTGGACAAAGCTGGCCGGTATTATGACAACCATCCGGATGCTTATCGCCCTGATCCTTATGCGGTTCACATTCCGGGAAAGGGGTATTTTGACTGGGAGAACACCAAGGGGTTTGTAGGCATTGAAGCCTGGATAAAGAAAGATTCGATAAGACATTTCCGGCAACGAGAGGCTTATGCGGACAAGCAGGCAGAAAAAGTGAAACGGTGTGAAGCGCTGCTGCGGACGGCCAGGCGGGACTTTGAGAAGCTACGGCAGGATATGAAGCCCAGGAAAGAGGTGGATGGAAAGAACCAGATTGCCCTGTTCCAGCACTACAACGTCATATTTGCCGGTCAGGGTAAGAAATGGCAGGAGGCATTCTGTAACCAGTACCTGGCTCAGCAAGCGGTGGACTTTGAACCACCGAAATATTTGAAACCGAAACGCCAGCGACAAATGGCCGATCGCACGCCGGCTACGGTGGTGGTAGTGGAAGATTGGATGACTTATGGAGAGGGATTCTATTCGGAATAGTAAATCATTTAAACCCAATATATTATGCAAACGTACAAGCCTAAGAACCGATTCAATGCGCAACGCCCAGCATTGAAACCAGAGGATAACAAAAAAATGATAGACGATTCCAGGGCATTGTTGATTGTGGAATTTCATGTTCAGGAAAAGCCCGGAGGTAAAGCATTTTGGAGCAAGTGCGGTCAGCGAAAACACAAGAATATGAACGACGCAATTAATTACCTTATCTGGCTGGTTTCTGGCTACGAAAAATGGAAGGGAAAAGTACTGAGGGCTGCAATATTCGACACACGAGTCATTAAAACTGGACATGGAGCCAATAAGATTTATCAATTCGATAACGGATTTTGGCAGGCAGATCAACCTTTTACCTGGTAACGCGATGGAACCATTATCGATACGACTATCCGAATTTGAGATGCGCGCCTTGGCAGATATTGTGGCATTTGCTTATTACACTTGTGCTGATGCTCCCGACCATAAAAAACCACTCCTTACTTCGGGATTGATCATACTGGCGGAGTTTTATCCGGCATGGAAAAAGCGATGTGCAGCGGTGCCCTTGAAAAAGACCAAACTCAATCCGCTTTGCAGAATACCAATATCAGTGGCACAGGTGCTTCATAGTCGGCTGCAGCATAGCCCACAGACGCAGGCCAATCAGTGGCTGTTGGAGAACCTGGATTTAGCCCTGGTAAACCGGTCGCTTAGACCTGTAACTCCCAAACCAATCGCTTAACACAAACTTCCATGATTTTACTACTATTTATCATAAAATGCCTGAAGGCATTTGGCTGGACTATTGCCCTTATTTTGACGGGGACGGTGTTCTCGATCGTGGTGCCGATCGGGATGATGGTGAGTTTTATCAAGCATGTAGCCCTGGTGAGCCATGGAGAGTAACGCCTACTTTGGCGGTAAGTCCGGGAGTGGAACTTACCAGACCATCATCAATCAGATTCCACCCCACCGGGTGTATGTGGAGCTGTTTGGCGGGATGCTGGGGATTTATCGGCATAAGCGGCCAGCGCAGTACAGTGTGGTAATTGAAAAAGATGCGGATGTATTTTCTTCCTATGCCAAGTTTGGATTACTGGATATCACTAAGAAAATGTATCGACCCCAGCAGCGTATGGAATCAAAAAAAGGAAAGGGACAGCACTGTTTTAATGGGTGTGCTTTCGATTTTATGAATGAAGAGAATATGTTTCTCTTGATGAACAGGGAGGATACATTTATTTATGCTGATCCCCCGTATCCGCAGCACACTCGTTCTTCCAATACACGTTACAAAAACGAGATGAGTGATGATGATCATCGGGAGCTATTGGAATATCTGTTGGGTTTTAGCGTTGCGAAGGTGGCGCTGAGCACTTACCCCAATGACATCTATTATGAATTCTTTGAAGGCCGGGACGAATGGCGGTTCATTGAGTTTGAAAGCCAGACCAGGCATGGCCGGGCGATTGAACAGTTGTGGATGAATTATCCGGAGCCGTTGGAGCTGCATGATTACCAATACCTGGGTGATAACTACCGGGAGCGGGAGCGGATCGGCCGGAAGCTGAACCGCTGGGAGGCGAAGTTTCGGGATCTGGCACCGCTGGAACAGGCGGCCATGATACACAGGCTGACCGTGGTGATGGATCCTGTCGGTGTAATTGGCGAGAGGATATCATGAAGAACTATTGGAATATAAAAAACTGGCAGTAACCCAAAACAATAACTAATGGGACTCTTTAACTGGATGGATAAAAAAATGATGAATCCAATGATAGAAAAATGTAGCCTAGCTTACAAAGCAGGAAAAGGAGGAATAATATGCAACCCATCCACGTGTAACACCCCTTGTGACAAAGGAGAGGTTGTTCTACCATCACCTCCTGGAAAGAAAGAAAATTCTCTAGCGCAATTGAATGGCCATTGCAGCATAGAAACTTCGGGGCGATAAACATAAACTGCTCGCGATGCATTGATTGCGGAACAATTTTTGAGTACCAGACTGAAAGAATTTATCATCCACAATTTTCCCATATCTGGGTAATGGTGGGAAACTTTAACGATAATGAGCAAACAAACAAAACAGGAATTGTTGGAAGCCATCCCCGACTCAAATACGGAATGGGCGGCACAGCAGATACTTATCAATTTCTCGGATCCACAACGAATGGAGTTGGAAGCATGCTTTGCAAAGTTGAACGAAGCCCTTTACAAGAGCTGGGGAAAAGATATGACGTTTGCAGAATTGCATGAGGCTGTGAAGATGGTGCAGGAAGTTCGTTATCGATAATGGGGAGTATCATTTCTGCAATTTACGATGAGATAAAATTGCATGGTAGCTGGGAAGATGCTTGTGTGTGGAGAGATCGGGAGAATCCTTACATTTGCAAGGATGATGAACCGACCGACAACCAAGCGAATTTTGCTCACGATCATGTGGGTAATACTGAACCTCACGCTGTACCTGGCGATGATGGCCGTGGATAAAAACAATGGGCCTCACCTGGCTTTTGTGGCGCTACGGGTGGCGCTGGTGACTAGTGTGGTTATGATGGTGCTGGTGGGAGTTGGCTTGGTGAAATTGGCTAGGTAAAAAAAACACCCCGTCGGCAAAGCTGGCAGGGTGTTTGGTCATTAAGCAACCAGGGCCTTGGCCCTAGTGTCGTAGGTGCGGGTCTGATAGGGTTGGTCCTTGATCAGGCGCAGATTATTAAGCTCTGGAATTACCACCATGCAGGCATCGGGCACGACTCCCCTTGCGATCCAGTTCTGAACGGTAGAGATGGATTTGGTGTACTTTTTCGCATAACTGACCGGTGTGAGCCACTCGGAGAGCTTGTACTCGTTGCCGTAGGCGATGACTGAGGCGTTGGAGAGTTCGTTGAACAGGTTCTGAATCTCATCCAGCTTGGCGTGAATTTCTTCTTTTGTTTTCATATCAATTTTTGGCGGTTAAGGGAGGGGTGCCCCCTCCCGTGCTACTACATCCCTTGTACTAATTGAAGCATCTTCTGGTATTCTTTTAGTTTTTCGATCCAGGCCTGATACTGCTTGTCGGTTGTATCGGGCGGTGTGTCGATCAACCATTGCTCAACTTCCTTAATTGCGGTTTCGAGTTGGTTGATAAGTTGTTGTTTTCTATCCATGTATATTTTGCTTAATGACATAACAAATATACTAGATGTGTAGTTACTACACAAGTTTTTAGGTCTTTATTTCCCCCAATTTTTGAAAATAAATAGTGTCGAAATGACTTGGATGTCGGGCACGTTAGTGCGTACTTAGATGTAACAATAACGCAATTAAACACCTGATATACAGATGATTATTTTATTAGACAACCCAGAAAGAGGAGACAAAATAACAATAACCCGCGAATACGAATTCGGCAAAGGAGAGTATACCGAGGTACGGACGATAGTGGTGGTTTGGAATGGAATTATTACCCTGGACGATGGATACAAATTCAGATATTATGAGAAAAGGTAATTTCTAAGGGACAGAAATTAAACCGGTGATGAGCCGGTTTTTTTGTGCGAAAATAGTGCAGAAATGACTTGCATGTCGGGCACGTTAGTGCGTACTTAGATGTAACAATAATGAGTTTAAAACTTTGATATACAGATGAATACGCAATTTATACTAAGCGATACAACGACTACAAAAACCGAAAAAATTCGCCAGCTGTTGGCTTTGGGATTGACTAGAAAACAAGTAAGTGAACTTGCAGGCTGCGGATACGGATTTGTTCAGAATGTATTTGCTAAGCACTGGCCAGAGCGAGTTCAGACGAAACAATTAAGCTTTGTTCCTTTCAACCGCAAATTTGGGATCGAGATTGAGGCATACGGGATAGATAAACGTGAGCTGGCGAGGCTCATCACCAGCAACGGAGTGGAATGCTTGGTGGAAGGCTACAACCACACTACCCGCAGCCACTGGAAGATAGTAACGGACGGAAGCTTGAGAGGTGATAACGCTTTTGAGATTGTAAGCCCGATTTTGAAGGGCCTTGAAGGACTAAGACAACTTGAAGTAGTAAGCGCAGCGCTTACCACGCTGAGAGCAAAAATAAATAGAACCTGCGGACTACATATACATTTTGACGCTTCGGGATTTGAAGCTGAACAAATTAAAAATCTGCTCAAAAATTACGCTAACTATGAAAATTTGATTGATAGCTTCATGCCGGAAAGCCGTAGGAAAAATAATAACACTTACTGCAAAAGCATTACGGGGATTGTAGGTCAGCTTTCAGGAGCAAGTACGATCCAGGAAATGGCGAGCATACAAAACTCAAGATATTATAAGGTAAATCTTCAATCTTACCTAAGACACAAGAGCATAGAATTTCGCCAACACGGAGGAACGGTGGAGCTTGAAAAAATAAAAAGCTGGATTTTGTTTTTACACAACCTGGTTGAATTCAGCAAAACGAAAACGGTAACGGCAGCGCAGGCGAATTTTGAAAGCCTGACTAAATTTCAACAACCGGAGATTATGAATTATATTCAAACCAGAATTAACAACTTTGCTGCATGACCTACAAGACTGAAGACGGGGAGCTAATAACAGGTAGCTCCCCGCTAGAAATACTTACCAACCTTAAAAATGGATCCCGGTTTGATTCTGAGAGGGAGCTGGATGAATATCTGGAAGAATTCCTGATCCGGATCAGGGAGTATTATGGAGTTGCTTACAGCCACTTCGATTATGAGAAAACGCTCAACTACCTTGTGGAAGTGGGATATTTGACGGCTGTGGAGTTAATTTGATTTAAAGAAAACTGTAAACCGACAATTAAACTATATGGAGTACGAAGGATTTGCCTACACTGCAACGGTTGCGATCGTTGGAATCATTATTGGTTTTTTGATCAAAGATTATCTTCCTTCTTACTTTAAAAAGAAAGGCGAAAATTTAGCCACTAAGGAGGATATCGGAGAAATCACAAAGCTGGTGGAAGAGGTCAAAAGTAGTTTCAATCAAGAAACTGAGGTATTGAAAGCCAATTTACAGATATTAAATGGAATTAAGCTAGGAATAGCTGCCGAAGAAAGAGCTGCAATTGTCGATTTCAACGTAAAGTACTTTCGATGGTTCTATTCCTTAATTGATACAACTTGTGGTGATGCTGATTTTAGAAACAGTGCAGAATTGGAGGCTTATTTAAAGAAAATTAAAAGCCTATATGTAGATATGAAGGATTGTATGGCTAAGTTTAATTTGTTCGTTGAAAACGAAAGTCTCAAACAAGAAAGCCTCGCCTTATGCGTTGACACTATTGAAAAATTTGCAATGGTACCACCGAAGTTCATCTTAGAACTAATATCTACGAATAACAAAATAAAAATATTTGAAGAAGGTGTTCAGAGCTCAGAGACGAGATCTCAAATAGATTCATTGAAAGATGATCAGTATCGAATTCAACAGGAAACGGCAACCTCCAATATTAGAAATGCTACGCCTTTGGCTCAGAAACAGAGGGAGTTTCAAAAGTCCTGTAATGTCTATCTGAATAAGTTGCTTAAAATTTAGACCACTAGCACGATTTACAGAGTTCCTGAATAAGTTTTTTTGTGTCCTTTCGGCTCTGATCCCTACCTGCTAACCTTGTACAAAGGATATTGAACAGGTATGCAATTAATTATCAAAGAGGATAAACTTCAAAAATATCGGGATCACATTCAGATCGGCGGAGAACTAACTGTCAAGGACAAGGTGCTGTTTGATCGGTACTTCTTTGCCTTCACCCAGCTGCTGGACGGCAAGAGTGAACGGCAGGTGGTGGAGCTGCTCATGAATACTCCGGAGCCAATTGGCCAGCTGAAGCAGAGCCAGGCCTATAACGTCGTTAATGGCGCTCAGGAGATCTTCGGCAAACTGGATGTGGGTAACTCCAAAAAAGTGGCTCAGCGCTATATCTATGCTACCAGGTTGGAGGAGATGGCCCTTAAGCTTGAAAACATGGCTCATACCATGGTCGCGGACAATATGATTCAGTTTGAGGACGGTGAAGGGAATGTTGTCACAAAGTCTGACCCGGAGATTGTCAAAGAAGCTGGAGTACTACTTGGCAAGTCAGCCGACGTGCAAATGAAAGCAGCAAAGATCCGCGGGCTCCTGGAAAAAGACAAAGTGGAGAACCCCAACAAATTTAAAGCAAGCCCGAACATCATTTTCACGGATGATCTGGATGCTCTTGATCTATTACGTGAAATTGAGGACGGAAGTTACGAGGATGTTACCGGAGACGAAGGAGAGACTGAGGAAGACCAGGCTACGGCAGCTGGCGCATAAGGCAAACATTGTATTTACTTCTGCCAAGCAGAAAATATTCCTGAATAGCAAAGCCAAGCGCAAGACGTTACTTGCTGGCCGTGCGTTTGGGAAGACTTATATTTTGTTGGTTTGCATCGGATACATTGCAAAGATGCTGCCCAGGGCGAAGTTCTTCCTCGCTGGTCGGACGTTCAAACAGATTCTTGATATCGTGCTGACGGATTCGGCCGATGCCTGGAATTCAATGGGGTGGTATGAGTATCACGAGAAGGTCAATCCTTTCGGGAATTACGTGCTGTTCAAAGAACCGCCACCGGACTGGCCACGACCCTTCAAAGCACCCAAATCGTACGAGCGCTGCATCACCTTCGATTCAGGATTTTGTGTGCAGCTCCTCAGTTTTGAGAAACCGGATTCTAACCGGGGGCATAATTTTGACGGGGGCTTCGTGGATGAGTCAGCACTTTTTAAAAGTGACTGGGTGCAAAAGATCCTGATGGCTACTTTGTACCGGGCCAATACATGGCGCTTTAAGGATTCACCGCTTCACAACTCGTTTTACGACTTCACTTCCAATCCATGGACGCAGGAAGGTCAATGGGTTTTCAATACTGAAGAGCTCCAAAAGAAGGATCCTGAAAAATACTTTTTTCTGGAGGGGACGGCTTACGACAATCCAACGCTGCATCCGCAGTACGTAAAAAATCTTGAGGAGACATTGGCTCCGCTGGTTTTCAGGGTCGAAGTGCTCAATGAAAGACTGGCCAAATTACCGAACTGCTATTACCCAAGCTTTGAGGAGCACAAACACTGTACTGCAGATACATTTTCCTACAATCAAAATGAGGACGGACTTTGGTTACCGACCTTTTCCGATTATGAGGTAAACAAGCCTCTGGAAATAAGCATGGACTTCAATAACTACATCTGCTCCTCGATCATTTGTCAGGAAGGCAACAAGATATTGAAGGTCATCAACAACATCTACGTCAAACAGGCCAAGGAGAAAAAGACCCTTTCTCAAACGTTGGCCATAGCGATACATGATCATTATGCAGACCATGTTAAGAAGGACATCATCTTATATGGCGATGCGTCCGGAGACAGTAACAGCGCGGGTAGTAATGACACCTTCTTCACACAGGTGGTAGATGAATTAAGGGGCCTTGGGTGGAAGGTTAAATTGAGGGTACTTAAATTCAACCCCCAACACAAAGACCGCTTCTCATTAATAGATCGCATCCTTGCAGAGAGCACCACCAACTTACCACGTGTGAGACTCAATCAGAATACATGTAAAGCACTCATCATCTCCATACAGAACTCACCAATCAGATCAGACATGAAGAAGAACAAGTCAGCTGAAGGAACGTCGATGCAACAAGAATATGCAACTCACTTGTCTGACTGTTTTGATTACATCTTGTATTATAAATACTCAAGCATGAAACCTCAAACCTCATTGATCAGGGAAATCCGATGGCTGTGACGGTGGAACCGGCGATAGGATCCGGAATAGGTCACGGCCTACCAGATATCCCGTTTTTTGCGAGTCGGTAATTACCGGAAATGGAAAGGGTGCCGCAGTGGCAGGGAGACAATTGGAATTAATATTGCCTTTGTGAGACATTCGGGACGCCAACCGTCTCACAGTGAGAGCGAAGGCAAAAACAGAAATTGGAACACTTTTTCTGTCCTTTTTGACGCTTTTCCGGTCGGCGATCTTTGAATCATGGAAACAATTTCAATTGAGACTTTTTGGCGGTTACTGCATGATCCCGGTAACAGTGGCTTTGCGCTGAAATACCGGAAGACGGATGGAACCTTCGGGATAAAGAATAGCTGCTCAAAGTCCTCCAAGCGGTTTGATGGGCAAAGCACCAAAGGAAAACTGCGCTACGACATCATTGAGAAGGGATCGGTGCTGTTGGAAGACCGCGAAAAGGAGCAGGCTTTCTCACTCCGGAACCGGCTGATACTTGCGGTGAAGTTGCCGAAAGCAAAAGAGTGGCTCAAAATCATACATAAAAATTACTGAGGCGAATGGTAAGAAGAATTGAAAAGAACCTGTATCACCTGGGTAAAGCTCAGTCGACGGTGATCGTGACGCCAACGCTTGATGCGGTAACAGGTCAATCGAACATCGTCGGGAATGGCGGGACTTCAGAGAAAGACTGGGTGAAGTGGGGAGCCAATGACAACGAGGCGCTCGAGATGCTGAAGCTGGTTTGGAACTCACCGACTAAGCCGCGTTTGATGGATCAAGCGAAAGAATTTATACTCGGCGCGGACGTCAAACTGATGTCGGTCGATATTGATGCCGATGGGAAGGAAGTGCGGAAGCTGGTAAAGGATCCAAAACTCGGAAAGTGGTTTCGCACGGAGGAGATCTTTTCAAAGTATCTCGAGCTTGCAGCCCTGAGCCTTGCTTTTGCTGAAATTGCCTTCATACGGTTTTCAATACAGGATAATGGCGATGTGGCGCTGGAAACGATACAGCCAAACAAAGTACGTTTTCAGAAACCTGCCAAAGGCCAGCCGTTGACGCACGTGCTGATCAACCCGTTCTTCGGGACCGACCGCTCGGTAAAAAAAGAGGATACCGTTGCTGTGCCTATCTTCAACATCAAGGATCCGACTGCTTACCCTGAGACCATCATGGTGCTTAAGAAACAGCAGATCGGCTCAGACTTCTATACTCAGGGGCTTTGGTGGGGAACCAAGACCTGGACAAAGGTGGATAACCTCACTCCGGAGTATCACCTGAGCGGATTGATCAATGGCTACAATTTGAAACTGCTGATCGAGATTGACGAGAGCTATTTCCTGATGGATCATGAGGACATCAACGACGAACTGGTGATGAAGGCAGTGGACGAGCGGAAGGATCAGTTCATGAGTAAGATGGACGATTACTTGTCCGGCGTGAAAAATGCAGACAAGGCGCTGGTATTGATTGGTAACCTGATGGGTGAAGCTGGCAAGGAGCGCCGGCTGATTAAGGTAACTCCCATTGAAAACAAGATGACGGATGATGCCTACATGAACCTGATCAAGCAGGCCGGCGTGAAGCAGGCCCAGGGACACGGGATCCTTCCATCGCTGGCCGGTATCGCAGAAGGCGACAAACTTGGCGGTAGCGGATCCGAGCTGATGCACTCCGTCATGTTCCAGGTGAGATACATGACCCCATCTTACCGCAGGCTTTTGAAAAAAGGACTTGACCAGGCGCTGGACGTGATGGGCTATAACCTGGAAGAAGTAAGCTACCAGTTTACCGACATTGAAATGACTACACTGGACGAGAATCCGACCGGCAAACAACCTGCAACATCCAACGCACAATGAAACAGCTTTTTAAAATCATAGTCGCGTTCTTCCACTTTTTGGGACACGTGATTGTCATCACAGGTAAGTTTTTGATTTTTTTACTCATATCCCCAATTACCATTTACAGATGCCTGCCCCACATGTGGCGAAAGAAATCGCTTCGTGCCGGCTGGTTAAAGTTCAGCTGGATCTGGGATGCTTATTGGGGAATAATTTAATTGATTATGCAATTACTCGCTTCTGATATTATCAGCCTGGAAAACTACTTTACGGAAGTTGTGGACGCTGATCCGGAAATTATCTCCTGCGTTTTGGAAACTTCAAACAATCCCTTCGAAATGGAGCGGTTCGACGCGGTTTCCAAAATGGATTACTTCTCCTACCCGGCTCTGGTACTGCTGATGCCGGTAATCTCCGGAGACGACAACGGCATGCACAACTTCGAAGCGAAGCAGGAGCTAGCTTTTGCGCTGATGTTTCCAACGGATGGGTCACACCAGGAGAAGCTGGAAAATCACAAATTGGCTCAACTCGCTGCATGGAGAATGATCAAAGCGCTTAGAAGGGACAGCAAAGCAGGCCGGTTCAGGATGGACTCCATGTCATACAAAATGGCTCCGATCGAGTATGGCAGCGATAATTGCGTGGGCCAGTATCTGGTTGTGACGCTGATCACCAGTACCAACAGCCTGATCGGATCATGAGTGAGCTCGTTACCTGGTCTCCGGACATTGATTACGACACGATCTGGTTTGTGGTCGGGCAAATATCCAACCAGATCAGTGGTCGTGGTATATCCATGCTGCGGGAAAAACTCGAAGAAGAAGGGCTCGACCTTACAGGTGACCTAAAGAATTCGCTGGTTCGTGAAGTACGCCAGAACAACTCGGCATGGATGACCGAAATGGCCATGCAGTTTGAAGCGTATGGCCGGTTCAAGGATATGAAGTCCATGACCTATTCAAAACAAGCTCCTGTGGACGCAATGAAGGAGTTTGCCGAAAAGATCATCGATGGCAAAGCCGGCAGAGACTACAAGCCGTTCCAGTACGTCTCCGGCTGGAAACCGCACGGATCATTTCCAAGGAATAGGGAGCTGGCTATTCGCCAGCTTGCCTGGGCGCTGGCCCGGTCGCGCCTGTTGCAGCCTATTGTGATGCGCAAAGGCCGTGGCTGGTACATCCGCAATTACATGAAGGAAATCTACGGCGAAATAGAGACAAACATCCAGGCAGCTGCCGCACAAGCAACGCTGAATACAATAGCAAAAGCCTTAAAGGACAGACAATGATAGATTTTTTGAGAAAGGGTATCTCCTGGCTGGACGTGGATATGGTCCGAAATGAGGTACAGCATATTGTTCAGGCTGCGGATCCGGCTACCTACCCCGATCGCGCCGGCATCAGGTACTATCTGGATGTGGAAGTGCCAGAGTATCCACAGGCCACTAGCTTCAAAAAGATGATCAGGCTGGAAGGCCGTGAAAAGCCTGTGAAGATATCGGACGGAGCGGAGATTTACGAAGGCTGTACGTTCCGGATCGAAGCGCTCCTCGCTGGTCAAATGACGCTTACATTGCCCGAAAAAGGGCAAAGTAACCTTTCGGTTGTTGCCAGCCTCACTACGCCCTATCAGCTCAGGGAGGTAATAGAGCCAGCTATCAGAGACCAGCTGTTGACAGCACGCACGGCCATGCGCGCAGGGCTTGCCTTGCGTGACTTTGTGAGCTATGAGCACCGGTTTTTCTCCCGGTTCCAGCCTGCAAACATGCAGTTTCTGACCTGGCAGCCAAAGGTGAAGCTGATCGGTGCTGCGCAGGAAGAATACCTGTATTTTTTGGTCAACCTTACTCCGCTTCCGACGCAGATTAACCTGAGGGTACGGGTAACCTATGCCAACGGAACCAGGGCAGTGTTGACCAAAAACACGATCCAAAGCGCCAGTGCATTCCAGGTGGTGTGTGCACCCGTTGGGCCGGTTGCCCTTGGCCTTGGCGACGCATCCATTATCAAATATGAAGTGTGGCTGGCAGACGAAAACATGCTGCGATTTACCGAAGTACGCACCTATGAAATTGACCGTCGCAGGCATCGGTTTGAGCGCTTTATCTTATTTGCCAACAGCTTTGGGGGCTTCGATACGCTGCGATTGCTGGGCAAATCCTCCGAAGATAGCGATGTGACCAGGCAAACGGCCGTGAAGGAACGGGATGCTGCACAGGGGATCGACTACTCTGAACTGGCGATTATTTCCATCAAAGAAAATTCGGGCATTCAGGTGTCGACGGGGCTGTTTGAACGGGATCAGGAGAAGTACCTGAGCTACTTGCGGGAACTGATGCTCAGTGAATGTATCCTGGAAGACACTGCGCATGGCTATGAGGCCGTGAACCTGATCACGGGCAGTATTACCTACCGGGAGGACAATGCGGGGCTGATGGAGCGCTCCTTTCAGTTTCGCCGTACGCATTCGGACACCAATTTCAGCTCACTGGCTCCCGTATCGGCTGCGCCGGCGCGGGCCACTGCCTGGCGGGGTGTGGGTAATGTGTATCTGCTGGATGGCTACGGCAAAAGAACCGGCATGGTGAAAGCCGCTGCGCTCCGGAAGTACTACACCGACAACGGTAGCGATGTGGTGCCATTGACCCAGAAGGCCAATGTGGAAGGCGATAAGGATTATTTGATCCCCAGCCCGGATCCGTCGACGGTGCCGGGATCCACACCCTTTCCAAATGCTGCGATCAACCGGAAGGGTACCTTCGTGAAAAACAACTGTGGCGCTGCTGAAGAAGGGATGGAGGCCATGATCAGCATCCCGGCAGGTACTTATGGCGCAGAAAAGGCCGGCATAAGCGACGCCCTGGCGGAAGCTGCTTGGAACCAGCTGAACACCCAGGAATATGCCAACCTGTACGGCAGCTGCGCCATTGGGCAGAATTATACCTGGGCCGTACCGGCAGGGCACTTTCATTACCGCACCAACATGCCATCCAGGGTGGGGGTGTATTATGTGGTGGACGGAGCTGCCACCAGGGGAAATATTCAGTCCATTCAGGGAATGCCTGGTTCGTACATATTTCCGGTAGGAAGCAATGATCTGGACTTCCCCAACGACCCGGGATATTACTACAACGTGTATGGTGAAACAGGGCAAACCATTAAAATAGAGATCTTCCAGAATGGTACACTGCGAACCACCTTGACCAGGTCATTCCCGGTGGCCGGCTACGCGAATGAAAGTCTGTTTTTCGAGCTGATACCCGCTGCGCTTGACAGGTACTTAATTAAACTCACGATTCTGTAATGTTCACCGATGTAAGAATAAATGGCGAGAGTGTGGATTTGGGGGAGGATATCAGGATCCCGATCAATCTGCTGAATCCACACCTCACCTATGAGACGATACCCGACAGCACGGCGACGATTCCGAACATCCCGTTCTCGGTGCTCAACCAGCGCATTTTTCAGTATGCCGAAATGCCACAGGCCGGGAACGATCTGCACAGCTACGATTGCGAGCTGCTGTACAATGGCGCCATGGTGTACAGGGGGAAAGCCTATGTAAAATCGGCCAACCCACTAACGGGTTATCAGCTTGAAGTGGGCGATGACCTTTCCAGGTTTTTTGGCGAACATCAAAGGACTTTGCTTACTGAGCTGGACCTGGGAACGGTGCCGCTTCCGCCGGTGATACCGCCAAAGGTAATGGTGGATGATCACGCAGCCGTTTGTTTTCCGAAAATCCTGAACGCGGATTATTATTCCACCAACGGATCGACCATCGCCTATAATGGCGTGGTGAATGACTATACAGCACCAGGCTTCGACTCCGCTCAGCCTGACAAACCGATTGTGCCCATGTTGTTTGTGAATTTCCTGTTGAAATGCATAGCTGCTGCCACCGGCATTACAATCGGTGGAAACTACTTGAGCCATGCCACGTGGAGCCAGCTGATCCTGACGAACTGGCGCGCGCTGGATGGTGCCGGCACGGTGACCGTAAACCGACATGTGCCTGCCTGGACCATACCGACGTTTCTGATGGAGCTCCGGAAGATCCCAAACCTGGAACTGAAATTTGATACTGCCGAAAAGCACCTGAGCATCGACTTTTGGGAGGAAAAACTGATCCTGCCACCGGTGGCCGACTGGACACAGAAGGCGGTGATCGGCCATGAGAAGTTTCCGGAGTTTAATCGCCGGCTTCACCTGGCCTTTGAACTGGACGGCGGGGATTCGCTGATGAAAGATAAGCCCGAACCGCTCGTAGACTACATCACACCTAGCGAGGCCGTACTGGGCAACGTTGCCATCGGGCTTTGCAAGGTGCCCATGAAGCTCTCCACGTTCCTGACGGACGAAGCCACGGGCTTGCCGATCGCGAAGCAAACCGGTGTAACGGCGCAGTTCAACCAGCTAAACGTGAACGCGGCTCCCAGGCTGCTGTTTTGGCATGGATTGGTATCCTCAATACCAAAAGCACTGCCGGAGCTGGATGGAATAAGCCTGTACATCACCGGCGAAAACGGGATCAGCGAAACCAGCTGGAACCGGATCGAGGAAATGAGGCTGGGCATGTTTTACCTTAAGAAAAGTTTTGTGCTGACGGAAACGGATTTGGCATTACTGGATTTCAGCCGGATGATCCACTACAATGGGCTTAACTACCTGGTAGCACATGTGGGTGGGGAGCTGCCTATTACGAAAGAGTTTGCTTGTTTGTTGGTGAAAGTATAGTCTCCTCTAGAATGGCTTCGGTGGGACAAATTTAGGAGTCATTCTATGCCGAACGTCTAACTCTAAGTAATTTTCTGGATCAGCTATTTGTTCCCCGTTTCTTGTATAATCCAGGGATATCAAATTGAAGGTATTATGCTCAAGTGTAAATTTTAAATGCATATCATAAAAGTTTGAATTCCAAATAACTTCTAGCTTGTATTCAAACCGGGTGTTGCTATTTACCCTTTTGCTGTAAAACATCTCCTCCTTATTCATTACGAATGGGCTAATAACGGTCGGATGTTGGTAAAAGGGCTCGTCTCCACGGTCATCTCCATTTATTCCACCTGGGGGTGACAAATCTTCGACTTTAATCTTTACTATACCAATAGGTACTCTGCCTTTATTGATAGCGTAAAACTTTACATAGTTTGGAAGAGCTGGCGATAACAAGCCTTTAAAAATCTCTAGTTTTATTACCGGCATATTATTTCCTCCAGTGACAAATTCCGCAATTTCAGCGGTAAGCTTTTGATTCTCCTCATAACTTTTATTTAGTTTATTAGTTAGAGATAAAACCACGTTTGTGGAATCCAAATTTTGTTTTAGAGATTCATTACTAAGCACTAATTGTTCATTTGCAGTTTCAAGCTTTCTCGACAGCTCCTTTTCCTTGGCGGTATTTTCCAAATCCTGTCTTACAGATTCTTTATACTGAAGGTAGCTAGATAAAAACAAAAACAAGGCACCCACACCTCCTATTACAAGTAGCCAAAAACGATTATCACTATACCAATGCATACTTTTGTCTTTCATTTAAGAAATATCAAAATTTAAACTTCTCCATTAGATAGACTATGTACAATATCTAAGTTAGGTCAGATTTATTTGAAGCTTTGTACCATTCTTCCATTTGGTTCAAAATTTTCTGAATTTCAGATTCTTCTGCTGACTGATACACTTCGATTAGTTCTAGTGTTGCTGACTCATTAACCCGAGCAATAAATGCAGGTTTTCGCGCGTGCAGGATAAATAAGTCAGAGGTTTTAGCCTTCTGGTTTTGGGCTAGCATAAATCGCGGAAGCTTCATAGGGTTCGGTTGCAAAGCGGCTGAAAGCTACTTTCCCGTTCACACCCATGGGATAATTGATCACCCACAATTCCAACTCGCTCCCGTTATCAGTTATGTAATACGGTACCAGTAAATTGTCTCTGATAAAGATCGGGATATTACGGTTTTTCCACTTTGAACCCCTTTTTGAAATTTGGGCAAGACGCTCTCTCCCAAGCTCTATACCCTTGTTGAAAATATTTTTTGACATCATTTTTAAGTTTTTATCCAGCTCATGCTGCTGCCTCCCGCTTTGGAATTTTGAAAGGTACAAATTTTTGTCCTTTGGCGAATAGGTGCCGGGGCTAATTTTTGCCCCCCAATCAAAAATTAGCCATGAAAAGAGAAATGAAAACGCCTATTTCCTACTATGGAGGTAAGCAACAAATGCTGAAACACATCCTGCCTAAGATCCCAGACCACGTGGTGTATGTAGAGCCGTTTTTTGGCGGTGGGGCTGTGTTTTGGGGCAAAAAGCCAAGTGAAGCCGAAGTGGTGAACGATATCAATCACCGGCTTGTGAATTTCTACAAGGTGCTGAAGTATGACTTTGAAGGGTTCTTGGAAAAGGCAGACGAGACATTCCACTCCCGCGCGCAGCACAAAGAATCTGAGGTGATGTACATCAGCCAGGCCGATGAAGTAACCAGCCCCATTGCCTGCGCCTGGGCCGTCTGGGTGCAGACCAATATGAGTTTTGGTACAATGATCGGAGGCGGGTTCGGCTACGACCGCTCCGGAAAATGTGCGTTAAAGCTGTTTAACAAGAAAGTGAACCTCACCCAGGACTTTAAGGACAGGCTCCGCAAGGTGACGATCGAGTGTTATGATGTACTTAAAGTGATTAAAGCCTATGACTCCCCGGACGCGTTTTTCTACCTGGACCCTCCTTATGTGTCATCGGATCAAGGACACTATGCTGGTTACACGCTGGACGATTTCAGAGCTTTACTGGATGCTTGCGCTAAGCTGAAAGGTAAGTTTTTACTGAGTTCGTACCCGGAAGCGCTGCTGATGGAGTATCGGGAACGATTTGGCTGGAAGTGTGAGGACATAGAGAAAAACGTTGCCGTGACGCAACGGAAGGTGCCTAAGAAGAAGATTGAGTGTCTGACGTGGAATTACTGAGCGCTGGATTTTCCGGTCAAAATTGGATTTTAAGGAAAGCACCTGCGGGAACTACTAGCTAGAGCAGGTGCCTTTCTTAATAAATATCATTTATGGCCTTTATACTGAGCAACATCCACCTCAATGGCCTGAACCAGCTGTTCTGGCGACATTTGAGTGAGTACCCTGTCTAGATTATGCACAGGGTCAATTGTTACCCGTTTTCGATTGCCATCAGCAGGGTCAATTTCAAATATATATTCTCCTACAACCCTAAGAGGTGGAATCTGAAGGGAAGCGTCATTCATTAACATTCCTAGTTGATGGGTGGTAAGTTGTAAAACGGCTATCAGGATACTTTCACTTTCCTGTTCATACACGCTGATAACAAATCCAAGATCGGAATTGATAATATAGCATTTTGAAGGGCCCAGGCCGGATTTAGTGATATTCTTAATTATAGGTGCAGTTGGCCATTTCTGCTGGATAGCCACATGACAATCATTAACATCCTCATTCATAACGTGTCAAATTATTTTTTCTAAATCTAATCAATATTGAGGAATACTATATTGTAAAGCCCCGTTCAAGGGGCTTTTTTGTGTCCTTTTGGCACTTTTCAACACCCATTTCTTTGCACACTGATAGCTCCGGACATGCTCCGGAAGTGCGAACGAATGTGGGGAAATGGCATTACAGCAAAATGAAACGGTATCGATCACGCTTAAGATCGAAGGCGATGAAGCGCGTAACAAACTGGCGCTGCTTGAAAAGGAAGCCAAAGGACTGGAAAAAGCCCTGAAGGATGTGCCTAAGGGCTCAGCGGAGTGGGTAGAATTGAATAAACAGTTCAATGCCAATGCTGCATCGCAGACCAAACTACGGAATGAAATCGGACTGACGGGACTCACCGTGAGGCAGCTGGAAGCCGAGCTCAAGAAGGCTACCAAAGAATGGAAAAATACAACCTCCAATACCCAGGAGTACGTAGCAGCTGCCAAGCGGCTCGATGAAGTAAAGACCCGGCTGACCCTGATGCAAAATGAAGCGAAAGGGTTGTCGAACGCTTTGGATCAGCCACAGAAGCAGGGCATTTGGGGAAAGATGGTGACTGGGGTGAACACCGTCAAAACGGCAATGAATGCCTTCCTGGCGCTGGCTGTCATTCAGTTTATCTATGACCTGGGTGTCAAGATATTTGACACCACCGCCAAGTTCGAGAAATACGACAAGGTGCTTTCCACTGCCCTCGGAAGCCAGAAGGAGGCAAGCCAAAGCATGGAGGCGCTCAAAAAGATGGCTGCCAATACCACCTTTGGCGTAGACGAGTTGACGGAGGGATACGTAAAAATGGTGAACCGGGGTCTGCGTCCTTCGCAGAAAGAAATGACCTCGATGGCCGACCTGGCCGCTTCCCAGGGCAAAACGTTTGATCAGCTCACTGAGGCTGCTTTGGATGCCATGTCTGGCGAAAACGAGCGGTTGAAGGAATTCGGTATCAGCGCCAAAAAATCCGGCGATGAAACCACGTTCTCCTTTAAGGGAATGCAAAAGACGGTGGCCAATACGCCGGAGGCCATCAATGCGGCCATCGTCGCATTTGGGGAAATGGAAGGTGTAGCCGGCCAAAACGCCAAGATGATGGAAACCCTGGGCGGGAAAACCTCCAACCTGGGCGATAGCTTCGATGGCCTGATGGTGGAGCTGGGTACGGGCCTCCGTCCGGTATTTATAGCGATACTGGATCTGATACAAGCCAGCATTCCTGCGCTGAGTTTCCTTGGCAAAGCGGTGGGATCCGTAGCCCTGGTCGTAAAAAGTTTTGTGGTGGGCTTTGTGGATACGGTGAGCAATGCGGGTAAAGCCATGTACGCCCTGGGATCCGCTGCGGCCGAAGTGGCCAGTGGCAACCTGATAGGTGCCAAGAAAATGCTGGATACCGCCATTGGCTACGGAAAGGAATCGCTGAATTCATTTGCAGAATCGGGCAAGAAAACCAACGCTGAAATCATAGCCGTATGGAAAAACCCCAATGCGGAAACGGAGGCAAAGTTTGCAGGACAAAAGCACGGAGAGGGTTATCAGAAAAAGGTAACCGAAGCTCAGGAGAAAGAGGCTGCTAAGCGGGTAAAGGAAAAGGAAAAGGAGCTGAAGGGATTCAAGGATGCCGAAGACAAGTATGACAAGCAGGTCGCAGCCGACCGGACGAAGGCGCTTGAACTGATAGCTCAGCTTGAAAACGAGCATGAAAGCACGGTAGCCAAAAACGCCAGCGCAGCTGACACCTCCAAGATCGAAGAAAAACGCCGGAAACGCCTGGTCGATATCGCTGCTTCCCTGGCCGATGAAACGGTGAAGGAAACCGCCCGGGTTGCCATAAACCGGAATGCCGATGCCGAGATAGAACGGGTAAAAACCGAGCATGCCGCCAAGGTGCTGAAAACCGAACAGGAGACTGCTGCGAAGCGGATTGAGAACGCCAGTTTCATCACAGAGACCACCCGGCAGGCCGAACTAAGCCTGCTGGACTGGCGTGAAATGGCTGCAAAGGGCAATGCCTCCAAGCTGGCCGACATCGCCAAAGAGCGCGTGCGGATCGAACTGCAGTACCAGCAGGAAAAGCTCACCCAGGAACTTGCAGCCGAAAAGCAAAAGGCCACCACCGAAATTGCCGATACGGACCAACGGGAAGCGGCCATCCTGGCCCTGGAAAAAAGGTACCATCAGGAGGCGATTACAGCGGATGCCGCTGCCGCTGCTGAGAAAAAGAAGATTGACGATGACCTGAGGGAAAAGAAGCAGGCCAACCTGAAAGCCTATTCTGATTCCTTTGCAGCGCTGCTGAAAGGTGACATTGCCGGATTTGCTGCCGGGATGTCGCAGATTGTGCAGGGCCATAAAACGGCCTGGCAGGAAAGGCTGTCGGCCGACATGGCCAATTACGAATCGGCCGGGCAGGCTGCTCAGGCTGCGGTATCGTTTCTGAATGATCTGGCGAAGAAAAAGGCTGAGAAGGCCATTGCGGAATCGAACCGGGAACGTGATGCCAAGATTGCCATTCTGACCAACGAGCTGGCGGTAACGGAATCGTTGATCAAATCATCATCGGATTATGTGACGGCCCTGAAATCTGCCGAGACCGACCGGCTTGCTGAGCTGCAAAGGATCCTTACCTCTGAGACCACCAGTGAGGAGCAAAAGCGGGATGCCTTGAAAAAGTATTACTCGGAGCAGCTCCAGCAGATGAAAGCGGCCGAAGAAGCCAAAATACAGGAGTTGCAACGCCTGGCCAACATGGCCAAGACGGATGATGAGAAACGTGCGATCGAGGCCAAGATTGAGCTTGCCCGGAAAGAATCAGAGGAGAAGATCCGGCTTGCTGAAAAGGAGAAGGCCGACAAGATGGATATGCTCGACGCCCTGGAAGAATTCACGGTGGAGAGCTCCAATACGCTGCTCACCGATGCTCAGACCGCCAGTGAGAAACAAGTGCAGATGGCCAGCGATGAAGCCGAGAAGAAAGCAGACTTCAAAGCCGACCTGGAAGAAACCATTGCAGCCGAAAACCGCAGGGCACGTGCCACTGAGATGGCCGAAAAGCAAAAGGCTTTCCGTGCGCAGAAGAAAGCCGATATTGCTACCGCACTGATCACGGGAGCCCTGGCGGTGTTGAAGGCCCTTGCCAACTTTTTCCCACTCAACATCATCCTGGCTGCAACGGCTGCGGTGGTGACGGGTGTGCAAATAGCCAAGATCAAAAACCAGCCTGAGCCGACATTTGCTCAGGGCGGTGTGATCGAAGGTGGCAAACATGGCAGTACCTACGGCACCGGCGGTATAGCGCTCATTGATCGGGGCACCGGCAGGGAGGTCGGTGAAATGGAAGGTGGTGAGGCGATTATCTCGGCCGATCAGACGGAGGCGAACATGCCGCTGATCAACGAGATGTTTAAAAACGCACGGAGCCCAGGCATGCGTAAGAAAGCCATTTCTTCTGAGCCTGGCCTGAAAGCCTTCCGTGACGGTGGAACCCTATTCGAAAGCCCGTATTGGCAGAAGGACATGTACCTGTTTGGCTCCAAAAAACGGAAAGCGGCCGATGCAGCAAACAAAGCCGAGATGGAGGCAGCACGTGCCCAGGAGGAAGCGGATGCTTATGCTGCTGACATGCCGTCAGCTGATACCGGTGCGTTTGACGGTGTGGGAGGATCGGAGCCCAACCCTTCCACCGCCGAAAGTGATGCCGCTTTTGCTGCTTCTCAGAAACAAGGTCAGCAGCAGCTCAAACTGCTCGAGGAGATTGTGGATGGGACGCTGAGCGTTGTGGAAGCCGTGGAGCGTATGGGAAAGGAAGTGAGTACGCTGGGTAGCAGCATAGACGGGGTTCGGAGCGCTGTGGGTGAAAACGTGGGTGCTACGCGCGGGGTAGAGAATGCTGTGCGTGAGAGTAATGCCAATGGTATACTTCATGCTATAATGGGACGGATAAGCGCTTTGGCCGCTTAATTTTAATTATATTTGGACATCAACAATCCTTACTAATGCACAAAACGATTTCGCTGATCGTGCCCAGGCACGTGAAGAAGTTTATTCTATCAGAAGAAGGTTACAGATTACAGCCAGACGCCGTTTACGTTCCGAAGCGCTCGGAGATTGGAGAGATGATATTTGCAGCCAGCATGACCATCAGCTACACCCAGCTGGCCGAAGTGCGGGAGCTGCCAAAAGGCAGCGAGTGGATTACGTTCCGTTACAACTGCAAAAAGAAAAGCTTTGATGTGCCTATGGAAAAGTACCGGCATCTTGAAGCGTTTTTGATTGAGCATTTTCGTGGGGCCCTTATCAAGGAAGTGGCTGCGATTCACTACGTACATCCGTTCGAAGATTACGCATGGATTGTAAGGAGCTTCCTCGATCGGCGCGGGATCATTACCGACGATGCTGCAGAGAAAGACATCGAATGGGACACGGCTAAGAAAATATACCGTGACTACCTGGAAACGATCCAGAAAAAAAATAGGGAAAATCGGCAACTTTCGCAGCAACTTTTGTCAGGGCTACAACCTTTTTGTCGGGTTTAGAATCGTTTTGTCAGGGCTGTGGCTTTTTCGTCGGGCACAAAAACCGCGTATCCATTCGAGATATGCGGTTTTTTGTTTTTTATGACCTTGATTTTTTGTCTTTTCAAAAGCGAGGTGAAGCCGGTAGTTTCGGCCTATGGCAACAACTCAGACGAGCCAGATATGGCAACCGCAGCAACTCAACCTTTCGGGCATACGCCGGCTTAAACTTGTGGATGCGGAATCATTCCTTTTGCGACCACTGGGCCACAATACAAACAAAGTAGCGTTGGTGCAGCTTACGGACGTTGAGTTCTATGAATTCATTTTCCCGAGTGATCTATCCTGTGTGGCCACTACCTCGCTCGGGAAAAAGGAAAGCGGGTATCCGTACTGGGTGCAGAATATAAGCTTTACACTTCCGCATGTACAGGATGACGTGATAAAGTGGGCAGCACAAAAGGCAGAGGTAAGATGGCTGTTAATAACAGAAGCATACAATGGATCCACACGGCTGCTGGGTGGTAGCCCGCATGGATTGGATATGACGTTTCAGGCTACCACTGGAAGTGCTCCAAAAGAGGAAAACCCCATGGCATTTGGATTCACAAGTGAGCAGCTGCATCCATACCTCGAAGTGCCGGGATATGACGACGCCGTCCTCTTTCCGGAATCGGCAGCATTTACCTATGGTTTCTCCCTCGCATTTGAGGCTTAATCGGCTGTCCTTTTGGCTTGCCGACCGGAAGGATACGTTTGTGACACAATTGATTAAATTTTACGAAAATGCCTTTAAACTGGACTGTAGAACAATTTAATACCTGGGTAGATGCCACTTTCCCCGATAATCAGACACGGATGATATCGGAGGCTGACCTGAGGGATGCATTTAAAAACACGGTGCTTAGAAGTGATGAGCGTGCTGCCAGCGCGGAAGCCCTGGCACTGGCACTGAACAACAGTTTCATTGCCCGAAGCCTAAGCCTTTCCTCCGTAATATACGTGGACGGCACCAATGGCAACGATGCGCGGACTGGCACTACGGATGACAATAATGCGGTGACGGGGCGTGTAAAAACACTATCGAGGGTTGCCCAGCTGCATTCCGGTAAAACTTACAACCTTATAATCAATATTACCGGGGTGCTCAATGTGACTTCGCCAGTCTATCTCGACTGCCATAGTATAAACATTAATATATTATCTGGTGGGGTTCTTAGATTCAAAAAGTACACAACGGCTGGTGTTGGCGATGGCACATATAGGTTGGAAGCGCAATCGACCTGTGTAAATGTATACATTTATGCTGGCTGCACGCTCGAAGTAGAAGATCACGCCGGAACGGCCGGTGTGGGTGATCAGTTTTTTTACCGCAATATTCAGGGTGCCATCGCCATTGTTCCGCGCAATAATGACTTAGTCTACACGGGAGATATGCAGAGTGTCAACGTTCGGAACAGCGGAACGTTTATTATCGGAAACAACACAATCTTTTGCACTGTTGGCCGGAATGGTACAAACAGGTATGGCTCAGTGCGTGCGCTGTACTGGCGTGGGTTTGGGGCTTCGCCTACATTAGGTACCAATGCAGTGGAGTCCGACTTGATCGGCGACCGCACATTTCTGAGGTCGTACCATCCGATATCCAGCACCGACGCCAAAGTGATGGAGGGCGAAACGGTGGTCTCGCCAACCAATAAAAAGCTATGGACGAAACTCGGGGGCACGATAAGAGATGCCATGGGAACCACTTTTGCTTAACATTTTGACTTATATAAATATGGATGGCCTGCAAAGAATTGAAATAAGCAGCTCGCCGGGATACCCGGACGTGGTGAGGAAGATTGCCATACTTGGCAAAAATGAGGACTACAAGGCAAAAACCGTGACGCTTATCTGCGGCATTGAGCACTACGATCAGGCAGGGAACCGGTTGAAGGCATTTCAATCCATTGAGCGGGATTCGTTCCTGCTGGTTGCATCGGACACCAGCTATGTGAACCCTGGGACGGGCGCTTTGGTGTTTCCCGGAGAAGACGGGCAGTATCCTGCCGGCTCCATGGGGCAATACAGTTTTCTGAAGTATGCCGTGGAGAATGGTGCCAATCCTTTTACGATTACAGCTGGGGCGGTGATGGAGGCAGATGCGTACGGACGATTTACTTAAGAGACAATGACAAAGTATCCGGATATTCGAATTAGAAAATACGCAAAGCCTGGCGGGAAAGTGAACTGGTTTGAGCTGGCTGAAGACTGTGAGGTGCCTTACAATAATGGCACACTTGTAATTCCGAAGGGCTATCGGACGGATTTCGCTTCTGTTCCGCGATGGCTGTGGTCGCTCATACCACCACATGGACGGATGGCCAACGCCAGTGTGATCCATGACTATGCCTATGACAACAGGCTCGGCGAAGATGAGTACGGGACCAACTCGGCCAGGCTGCTGGCAGACATCACCTTCCTGTGGCATTGCCGGCTGGACGGTGTGCCTACGTGGCAGGCGATCCTGTTCTTTCTCACCCTGCGTGGGTTCGGCCATAAGTGGTGGATCAGATAACCCAAAGCTCCCGGCAAATATCCGGGAGCTTTTTTATTGTCCTTTAAGAGCTTCTTCGGCTGTAATAATCTTGTATCGACTTAATATAAGAACCGACAAGGTTATCAATGGATCATTTACCTCAATTCATCTGGCACATATGTGACGCGTACCTACCCGAACTGCAATTCAGGCTACGGAATCCGGGCAAAGCTCCCGTAAGATCGAAACTGCCTGCTGCGCTGGAAAACAGAATTAAATTATCGGGCTGGGTGAAGGCTTACAATGACTGGTTTACGGAGACGCATTCAACTGACAAAAGCGTGCTGGTGCTTCCTATTGAGGGAGAAATGAGCCGTGGCGGTGGCTGGTATGGATACGGAAATGATTTCTTGATCAGACAATTGAATGCTGCTGCAACCGACACTGACTACAAAGGTGCTGTATTGAAAGCCAACACACCAGGCGGAACGGCAGACAGTACGCCGGCCTTTGCCGAAGCAGTTGCAAACTTCCGGAAAGTGAAGCCGGTGGTAACCCACACAGCTTATTGTGCAAGTGCAGGCTATTACGTAGCCAGCCAGAGCGACGAGATCATTATGGAGGATCAGGCTGCGAGCCAGATCGGCTCCATAGGAACCTTATTGATTTACGAAAATTACAAGAAGTACCTTGAACAGGAAGGTATTGACATTCAGATAATGCGGGCTAAGGGGAGTGAGGACAAGGCAAGAGTGAACTGGATAGAGGAACTCACCCCCGAAGCACGCGCAGGATTACAGGCCATGCTCGACGCATGCCAGAAGGAATTTGCAGGCGCTGTGAAGCGTGGCCGGGCTGGGAAAATCACCTCCAATGAGGTGCTGACCGGGAAAATGTATGGCGTGAATGATGCGCTGAAGCTGGGCCTGATAGATGCGAAGGGTGACCTGGCTTCTGCTGTAAAAAGGGTAATTACCCTTAGTGGTAAATGATGTATTTAACTTAATTTTTTATAAAAATGTCTAAGCCAAAAACAAGTATTGGAGACTGGTTGAGTAGGACTTTTGGCTCTTCTTACAAAACTATCAGTGAAAAATTGAGTGCCGAAGAGCACGATGCATTTGTGAAGGATGCAGAAAAATTACAGTCAGACGGCGACGAAGGCGATGAGTCGGATGATGATGGCGATGAATCTACCGATCCGGATCCTAAGAGTTCTGAAAAAGGGAAAGGTGCTGACACCATTGAAGCCCGATTGACTGCCCTGGAGACTTCTTATGCCGCTTCGCAAAAGGCCCTGAAAGCGGAGCAGAAAACCAACAAAACCTTGAACAGCAAGGTGACGGAGCTGGAAGGCAAGCTTAAAGTGAGTGAAGAGCAAAAAGCGAAACTGCGCAACTCGGTGAACCAGCTGGGTGATGAAGATGTGACCAATTCGGCTGGAGAAGAAGAGTATTTGACTCAGGCTGATATCGATGCGCGAGCTTCCTTTAATCGCTCAAATCCAAAGAAATAGAAAAAACAAGGTGGGGCATGGCGGTATTCCGCACGTGTAATTGAGAGAAGGGGCCCCACCCTTTATAAATTTTAACCATAATTTAAAGATCGAGGGGAATGGCAAGTGTGAATTTAACCAAGTTGGATGCTTCATTGAAGCATCGTAAAAGTAAGGGTAACGACCTTATGGTGAAGAAACTGACGAGTGGGTGGAATAAGCTTAAAAAATTCCGAAAACTGCGAGTTCTTGACCGAGTGGTGTTGGGCAGCCTGGCTGTGAAGAGCGTGGTGCAACCCGGTGCAAAAGGGGCATTTAATCCTAAGGCCAACGCATTGGAAGTGGAAGCGAGAATTGCGCAGGTAAGACCGGCCAAAATCGATTTGCTTATCACAGAGACTGAGCGTCTTGAGTTGGAGGCGAACTATTTTGCAGAAGTAGAAGGCACAGATGGACGTGATCCTAAGGACTTCATGTTTGCTGACTACATCTACGAACATGTAGTCGAAGCTGCCGGCGTAGATACCGTTCAGGCTGTATGGCTTGGGGATCACAACGCTGCTGGAACAAACCCTGTGGACGTGTGTGATGGGATTGTGACGCTGGTTCAAGCGGATATTGTTGCTGACAAATTACCGGAAGAATTGGTTTTGGTTCACTCAGCTGCTGGTTTCCTGGTGAACGAAGATACCGTTATCGAAGAGTTCAAAGCGTTGGCTAAGAAGTACCGCACGAAGCTTCCGGCCTATGCCGATACACAATCGACTTTGTACTGTGCTCCTGAACGAATAGCTGAATACGAGTTTGCGATGCTGAATAAGTATGGCGCCGTAAACATCTACAACTCGTTTGGACAGCCGGTGCTCTTCTTCGCTAAAAACATCAGACTTGAAGGTGTGCTTCCATTGGCAGGCTCAGACTTCATGATGATCACTCCGGATGATAACATCGTGTATCTGACGGATCGTAAGCAGGATTCAACTGAGTTGGATACCGACTATAACAAGCGTGACCGTTCCGTGGCATTTGTTGCTGACTACTGGTTTGCGCCGAATTATGTTCGTGCGGATATCATGGTGTGTAACGACCTGGGTCCGCGTCCGGCAGAAGACGAAGAGTAAGATTTAGCTGTAGACTGCCGGTTATGGGCAGTCGGCAGCTAATTGTTAGGGTATGTAATAACTGATTTCAATTTATAATCAATGAAGAATTTTCTTAAAATTTCATTTGTGGCGGTGCTGGCCATGGTTGCAGCACATTTGGTTCCGGAGGTTAAGGAGCTACTGGGGGGGGATCTGCATGGTGTGGCGGGTGTGGTAATGGCCATGCCTCCCGTTTTTGCTTCGTTTACCAACCTACGTAATATTGATGAGCAGCTGGCCAACCCTGCGGGAATCCGGAGGATCGGTGTGATAGCGGCAAAGGATCTGCTGGACACTAAAATAGACTGGCCGACATCGCTGGGTGCGACGCCTGATGTGGATGTAGCCACCATGGAAGTGACTACTGCAGTACCGGTTGCGGTTGGGAAAACGATAGCGGTGATTACGCCGGCCGACAACTCGGCTTTCATGAGCTTTGAGAACCAGGGTGATCGTTATTACCAATCTTACAAGCATTCCATGGGCTTTGATATCGCTGGGTTGACGAAAACACAAGCCGTGGAACTTCGCAAGTATATCAATACGGGGGCGATTTTCTTTGTGGAGTACAACGATGGTGATATCCGCGTTGTAGGCTCCAAACTAAGCCCGATCGTGCTAAAAGCCAAGGGTGATACCGGCAAAAAGGGCGGTGACAAACGTGGCTACGTGCTTACTGGTGATAACGACAACTTTGTAACCGAACCACCTTTCTACAAGTCGACCCTGGCATTGCCTGGCATGACGACTGCTGTGGTGTAAACCTGACGAGCGATGTTTTTAAAACTAAAATATAAGTCTGACAGGCCGGTAAACTTTCAGTTTGGGGAGGTGGGGGTTTTGATCGGTGTGGAATCCACGGAGGTGGATGATGAGTACGGCAAAGCGCTACTTGAACAGTTTCCCGACTGGGTGCAGAAAGGAAAGCAACCAGCACCGGAAAAGCAATAGCCAAGAGGCCGGAAGTGATTTCGGCCTCTTTTTTTGATTAGAACCACGGAGTTCCACAGAGTTTAACCGGAGTAACACAGCGTTTTTATTAATACAAATTATGAATCTGAAACAAAAGATTGCCTTGGCCGACCTCGCCAAAAAAGTAGAGAGAGGTATTATTTCCGAGGAAAAGGGAAAGGTACTATTCGAGCAGATCACCGGTAGGAATGCCGATGCGGTACCAGTGCCAGGTGAAGATGACAAACTGGTTGCCCAGGTGGATGCGATTGCGAAAACTGTGGGCAAAGGGAAAGGGGCAAAGGGGAAAGCCGTGGCTGAGCCTGAAACAGAAAAAAAAAGCGAAGCGGATCCGGAAAGCCAGTTCAAAGTAGCGACAGCGGAAGAGGTGTTAAGCCTGTTACAGCAGTTGAAAGTGCAGGAGCAAAATCCGGAAGCGCATCAGGATCGGATCGACACGGTGCGGACGGTGCAGATGGAAGAGCAATAAAGCTTACCGTACCGGCAGGTGTGCCGTTGTCAGCTGCGCAATACCGGACGGCTTTTGCTCAGCTGTGCGAGAATATCGCCAATTACAACCGGTTGGCTGCTGACTGCGCCAACCGGTTGCATGATTATCCGGAGAACATTGCCGTTCCGGAGCAAGTGAAACAGGTACTGCACTATGATGATCTATACCGGATTGAGCTTACTCGTAGAAAGTATCTGCAGGAAAACAGAATGCTGCCCAGCGACGAGCCAGTGCGAGATTACAAGAAACCGGACTTTACGGTGCCGACCTCGGGGCTTGAACTTGGAACAGCGCTCCGAAACCTTAGCAAAAACGTGTCGGTCTGGAAAAAGCGATTAACTGACAACCGATACCCGGACGCTGATCAGAAGCATGCGATGTATGTAGCCCTATATCAAGAAGCAAAATCAAACGCCGACGCTGAGCGCGCACGGCAGCAATCCTTAGCAAACGATGCTCGTAACAACAATTGAAGAAGTAAGGGAGGTGGTGGGTAATGCCATCAGGAAGGAAGGTACTTTGGAAGTACTGAAACCTTTCCTGGATGGCGTTGAGGGAAGCCTGATCACTGACCTGGTCGGAAGTGAACAGCTCGCAGAACTTTTGCCGGCAAGCATCGGAGCGCCGACCGTCGGCAAAACTGGCGAGCTGCTAAAACTCACCAAAACGGCCATTATCTGGAATGGATACCTGGATGCGTGGTATCACACCTTTTATCAGCTGGGGAATACGGGAATTTCGCGCCAGAGGCCAAAAGACACGGAGGGGTTATTCCGCTACCAGGAGGAAGGGATTCAGAAAGACATTCTCCGGAAGGCTGATGCCTCGGTAGAGCGCCTGATGGAGTTTCTGGTGTCGAACGTTGCCTCGTTTCCAAAGTGGAGGGAATCGGAGCAACACAAAACCAACCAGGTGTACATTATAGCTACGCCCACAGCTCTGCACCGATCGCTGCCGGAAGTGACAAAAAGCTACCGCATGTATATGGTGCTGCGTGGCTATATGAACCGGGTGGAGCGTGCAACGGCAAAAGTGGTGATGGGAGCAGCTTTGTTTTCATCGCTCACCACCAAACTGAAAACCGGCGACGCGCTCGACACGAATTACAGCCGGCTCCATGAAATGGCTGCAGAGTATGTAGCTCCAGCAACGCTATTTGAGGCGATGCCATTTATCCGGGTCCAGTTTACGCCCAATGGCGTGCGCGTGATGAACATCATGAACAACCTGCAAGATGAGTCGGCCATCATGGATGAGCAAACGCGCTGGCTGATGGAACTGCTAAGCGTCCGTGCCGAAAAAGCAAAAGCGGCACTCAGGGCATTCCTTAACGACACGTCATCTTTGACGGTGTTCCCGGAATATTTCGAGTCGGGGCTGTATGTGGCTCCCGGAACACGACAATGGAAAATGCCGGATAATGAAGGCAAAAAACACTTTCGGATGTGAAAAAGGTACGGATTGATGAACTGGATGCGGATTGCCAACTGGTGGACAATTATGCAGACCTGAGAAAACGGGGAGACGTGACTGCACTGGTGCGCGCTGCTTACCTGAATCCGCTGAGTGTGGAAGTGAAACTGGAATTGCTCCGGAAACTCTTCCAGGCTCCTGAGCGGGTATGGGAGCAGCTGGAAAGGGAAGAAAATCACGAGGAGCTTTGGAGGCTCATCAGCTTGCTGGACTGGGTGTGGAAAGGGCCGGAGGTACGACCGGTGGATTGGCTGCGGATCCGTGGGAAAAACTGCCTGCTACCGGACGAAAATCTCTATGAACTAGTCGCAGCGGAATTTGTGATAGCGACGGCTCACCTGATCGGGTTTTGGACGGCTGGGAACGATGCGCAGGGAGCTGAAAGCCTTGCGAAGTTCTGCGCTACCATCATGAGACCGAAAAAGGATGTGCTGGAGCGGATGCGCTGCGGATCAGACGCGGATCAGCGGGAGGTGTTCAATTCCGCAAAGGTGGAAAACCGGTGGAAACACTATCTTAAGATAGACCTGGTGACGCAGATCCTCATTGCCCAGTGGTTCAACAATGCCAGTAACCGGATGCTCAAAAGGTTCGGAATGGCCGGTGGTGGTGATGACGAAGCGATCATCAACCAGGGGATATTTGTCCAGGACTGGGAACGGCAGATAGTGAAGGTAGCCGAGAGCCAGGTGTACGGAAACTATGATGCTGTGATGCAAAGGAGTATTAGTGACGTGTTGTCGTACATCGATTTGAAAAATGATGAGATCAGGAGACAGAATCAGAAAAGTAACCGGGGTACCGGGCGGAAGTAAAAAGTGAAAAGTAAAATGTAAAACGTAAAATGGTTGTGGGGATGAGAAAGTTGACGAGTACAGTATTGCTCCTGCTGATGATGCAGTTGAGCTCATTAGGGCAGATTACGATTACGCTGCCTGATTCTATTGCAGGGAAAGGTTGGGTGAAAAACCTGATCAGGGAGGAATTAAAAAAAGCTGGGCCCGTAACGACCGAACCGGTGGTGGTGGATCCAGGATTGGCACCTTGCAAGGAAGGGCCGGAGATTCGTGAGGTTTCCAATGTGACGAGCACTTCGCTCAGCGCTCTGTTTCATGGCGTGGATATCACCTCCATCCGCTGGAAGATTACCAGCGAAACGGATGAAAACGAGCTGCGGAGTGGGGTGATCAGCCCGACGTCCAATACGCCCGGCATCACGTTTGCACCGCTTGCTCCGGGTAAATACCTACTACGGTTTAGCGGTGGGAACTGCAAAAGTGCGGTTACCTTAAAGCCATTTGCCTTCACTATTAAAAGTGAAACGAGTATTCCTCCGGTGATTGAGGGGCCGGGGGTGCCGGGTGTTGTTACACCCGAGCCGAGTAGTGTGACTCCCGCCTGGATAACTAGGGGGATGCCCTGGCATCTTAATGTAGAATTTTCCGGAAATTCCGGAAATTGGCACATTTCGGATTCCGGGAAGGAAAAGCCCGACGATGGCTATGAGTTTCGCTACATTGTTAACGGTGAGCTTCTGACACAAACCGATGCGCTCAAAAATTACAAGTATGAATCTAATGGCCCTATCCGGATTCTTAAATTTCAGACCAAACCAGGTCTTGAGACACTCAATAAATGGAGTGACAGCGAAAACAATTACTACTATTCAACAACAGCCGGGAGGCCATTTTCGCACAATGTAACAGCAGCGCTTTATACCGGTGTTTTTAAGGGTGGCGAGTTGGGAAATTTCTCAAACCCCATTCCGTCGGGATACAATACAACGCTGAAAAATACGCAATGGGCTGATATCGTAAAGTTCAAGCTTCCAAAGGGTCATGTGTTTCATGTTAACAAAGGTGATGCCGAAACATTTCAACAGCAATTTGCTGCCGGCCTGACGCACGCGTCACATTACCAATTACCGTGGGATAATTTGGATAGCGTGAGGCTGTTGAAAAAAGCAGGCCTCACTTACAATTCAGTCCCGCGCCCGGAAGGGTTTCTCGGCCTTAATAAAGTAGGAGCTGACGATTGGTCGAAAGGATACAATAAAGCATGGTGGCCAAAAGGGCCTCTTGATGCACAAGCAGCGACTGCAAAAGCAGCTGTGGTGGATCTTGATGCCGTATGGATTGGAGAAACGCTTGAAGGAGATAGCTACATGCCGCAAAATGAGGATATGTGGCGACACTTCTACCGCCAACTCAGGAAACGGTATGAGTTTGAGTATGGAAAAAAAGGAATTCCATACTACATCTGCCACAACTATTTTCAGCTTGGCATGCCTGGACTGAACGGGAATCCAGAAGAAGAGAAGGCGCTGTTTCGGACGCCAGAAAAAAACCAGACGCTAAAAGTATTTTTACCCGGTGGCACCCTTGCCGACAATAACCTGATCGTAACGGCGGTGTACCTGAGCGCACCCGATCTTCAACTGCGGACACTTTACAACGTGATTTACGAAATGGCTCTCGTAAAGACGTTGAAGATGGAAGGTGGGATTTTCCTTGCCGGCGTACACGAGTGGAAGCCGAATAACTACCTGCAGGTAAATTATCCTGAGGGAGACTTCTACTACGGCCAGAAGATACCCTTGGATCCAAACATCATAATTGGTGCCGCATTTTTGAGCCAGGTATATGGTAAAGTGTACGTTGATTGGGGCGACACAGGGAAAAGCAGCACCAATAAAATTGATTACAATCCACCGTGGTCGGACGGGCTGTGGTTTCCGAATGGCGCCACATCGCCGGCTTCTAACTTCCCATACTTTGCAAGCTCTGGCCCTCGAAAGGGCGCTTATTCCGGTTCGACGGATTTGTCTGCATTTGGGGTAAACCTTTTTGCCAAAACCTTCGGCATAGTGGAAAATGGAGAATCTCGCTACCTAAGGTTTCGTATTGACGGTGGTGCCTGGATCACGCCCGGTTCTCAACAATATGCCGATGAAGTTGTAGATGCATTTCATCAGAAACGCGGATTTGTATATTCCCGGACTCGCGAAGGCCGAACGGCTTGGTTTTACCTGAATGCCTATGCGGATAACCTGGCTCATAAGCTAGACGTGGTTCTGCCAGATGGACGCACTGTAACCGAAACGGTTAGCTCCGCGGGGGTTCACGCAAAACTACAATGAAACAGAAACTGATATTGGCGGCATCGGCAATCCTGCTGGTGCTGGCCGTAGCCTGGCTTGTACGGTGCCTCCAAAACCGGCAGGTGCCGGGGGTGGCTGAGATGATCCGGGACAGCCTGGCGATATCGCTGGAGAAAGCGAAAATGTACAATGATTCCAATGCTTATTGGATGGAACAACACCAAAAATATGTGGCAAAGAGCGATTCTATTAATAAGCTTGACAGTGCTGCCCTGGCTCTGCTCCGGGCAAGGTACAGCGAAAACCTTCGAAGAAGAATTGAAGCTGAGATACGAGCAGGCGCTACTCGATAGCCTGATCGGCTATGAGCTGCTGAAACCCCGCTACTTCGCCCTGGGCAAATCGCATCAATTGTTGACGATGGAGAATGTGGAGCTGAAACTGCAGATGCGATTACTGTCTTTTGACCGGGAGGGTGAAAGGGAGAAGTTTGCAAAGCAAATTGAAGTGGAGAAGCACAACGTGAAGCGGATCCGGAGGAGATTGATTGGAGTGGTAATAGTGGGTGTAATAGCAGTTGCGGCATTGAGATGAAGGAGATATTGGAGGAGTTTGGGTTGAAGCCGAGCGTGTGGCTGATGAGTATGCTGGTAGCTTTCCTTATGGCATTTTACCGGATTTTTGAAAAGGAGCCCTTGCCTGGAAAAAGGGAGATAATCCTGATCGTGATCGGGGCTGTGGTGTGCGTGATACTGGTACCCGGGCTGGTGTACTATGCTTTCAAAATTGACAATCCTTTCCTGATCGCCGGTGCTACGGCGATATGCGTCCACTCATTTGAAAAATATTTGAGAAAGGCTCAAAAGCGATTTGACGAACAATTAAACATCGAAAAGGATGGAGAAGGTAACTAACCTCATTTTCATACTGGCGTGCATCATCGCACTATTTACGGTGTGGAAGATTCACCACCGGTGCAAAAAAGTGATTAAAAAGGCAGGGACGCGGTACGCCCAGCTGACCAGCAACGGACAGTTTGTAGGCCGTTGGCTGCTCACGACCGGAAGCGCGATCGGGCTATTGTGGGGACGGAATTTCCCGGCTGAAACTTTCTTGTACCTGGCCATTGCAAGCTACTTGCTATCGGCCTACCGGTACTATAAAGTTGGCGGATGGCTGGGGGAATTGCTTGGTAAAGTGAAGTGGTGATGGAGATCGTAGTAACGAGGCGCTGGAAAGGAAAGAATAGTACGTTGTCGACCATCGCCGTGGATGGCGTGGCGCATCACTTTTGTCTGGAGGACACGGATCGGGAGCTTACCCAGGATATGACGCCGGCAGACATCGCCAAAGTGAAAGTTGCCGGACGCACGGCGATTCCAGCGGGGCGATATCAGGTGGTGATCACCTACTCCAACCGGTTCCGGAAGAAACTGCCACTGCTCCTGGACGTGCCTGGCTTTGCCGGGATCAGGATCCACTCGGGCAACCGGCATGTGGATACTGAAGGTTGCCTGCTGCCAGGCATGACTTACTGGAAAGATGGTGCAGACTATGTGGTGGGGACAAGTAGGACTGCTTGTGAGCGGTTGCAGGCTGCGATTGTGAGGGCGATTGGGGAGGGGGAGGAGGTTTGGGTGACTGTTTGCGGTTTGATATAAAGTAGTTAGGCGCTAAATATTTACGCTTTGTTTAGCGAAGCTGGTAACTGCCGAAATATGAAAGGGCGGGCTAGATCGAGAGATATAGTTGTCAATAAACATTTCTCAATAAGTAATTTGTTTACCATCAGCGTTTTAGGTCTTATTTTTCCATCTAAGAAGGTGCGAATTTTAAAATTTAAAGAATTTCTCGTTTTCAGACAATTCTAAAATTGTTCTATCATTAATGTAATCTTCCCCAAGAAATGCTATCCGTTCTTTTAAAACAGAGACCACAAACTGTCCATTTAACGAGTCTGCAATTTCAAAGATAGTTTTAATTTGATTCATATGAACAATCTCAAATTTATCATGAATCGTAAATAGAGGGAAATCTAAACCTAATTCATTGAAATAAGTTATAAAAGCAAAGTCAAGAGCTATAATTTCAGTTTTCTTATATCCATGTCCCACGTTTCCAACGAGGTTATCGAATCCAAATTTCCTATTTTCGTCATCATAGAATATAAATAACTTGTCATCATGAGTCTCACTTGTGTACTGTATCAAAGCTGGATTGAATATGTTTTCGAGATTACTTTTGAGCTCAGCAAGATAACCCATAAATGTTAAATTGACCTCCGCTAGAGATACTTCAAGATCTGAAATTTCGCTTTGTACTTTTTGGATATCTTTTATTTGAGCCATCAATTGACCCTTGTCCATGTAAAGCACGTTAATTTCTTCTCGAATTTTAAGTAAGTCGTCAAATGTACCGGTGTTATCAAGAAGGGACAATAAGTGAGATTGTTCGATTAGTTGTTGATCGAGCTGCAACTTTATTTTATTTCTTTGATTTTCAAGTTTTTTTATGTGTTGCTCAACAAAGCTTAATTTGTTTTTAACCATGCTGTTATGAAAAAGCAAAATTTCTTCAAATGGCTTTTGAACTGATGGGAGTATAAGTTTCGCCTCTTCGTATAACTGCTTAATTGCAATCGGATCTATTTTTGATTCGCTTTCTATTAATTCATTTTTTGTTTTTTTGCTCAAAGAAATCTTGCTATTAAGATTGCCTACTGATGATGAGAGTTCAGCAGTAACGCCTTTAAGTTCCTTTAACTGGTTGATTAAGTGGTCATAAGTAGCAGGTAAATCGATTGTTTTGACAGCTAATTCTTTTTCTTCGATAAATTTTTGAAGGTTGGTTAGTCTGCTTTGAATTTTCGGTAAAGAAGCAGCTCCACTGGTTTTCTTAAGAATTTTTTTTGCTTTATCTAGTAAGTCTGTGAGTCTCAGTCGCTCAGAAATTACTTCTTGATTAGGAAAACCAAAGAGATATAAAAACATCGCTTCATACACTGAATCTGATGTAAAATGGTGTAAAATTTTATATAAATTTCCCTCGGAATATGAATCAGATCGTACGAATTTTTTAATTAAATTTCGAAAGGACACCTTAGTTTCCGTGGGAGGAATGTGAAATATTAGCTGATTTAATGCCAAAACATATTCGGAGTAATTTTTTAACTTCACTCCATCGATATACAAATCTTTGCTAGCAATTAAGGACCGCTGAAGCCTTAGCCTCGTTTTATCCTTTCTCAAAAGGGTGAGTTCGAAAATAACTTCATTTTCAACCAAGAAATTTTTTACGTCGTTATTTTCTTTGGTTTCGCTGTCAGTATAAATATCTTTTCCATTTGACCCTAGACAGAAATCAACAGATCGGATGAAAGTTGTTTTACCAACATTGTTACCGGAAACGGTCGTATCGCCACCGCTTTTACTAGTCGGTGTGGTATCGACAACCAAATTCAAGCCTTTCAAATTGAATGGTATATCTCTTATTAATCCATTTTTAGAGGAAACGATCAATTTTTCTAGAAACATTTTTTTATTTTTAATTTTTCCGTCACCTCTATTGCATTAAGTATAAAAAGCCAATCAAGTGCGTACAAAAAGTAGTTGTAAGTGATATCGATATTAGGATTTTTTCCAACATATTTGTCAAAAATGTACTTCGGATCGACACTTTCAAATGGCTCGTTTTGCAGGATGTCTAATATTCGTCCTCCCATGACGTACATGCTTTTTTCCGGGACCGTGTCTTGTGGTAAAATCATATCTCTCTTTGATTAGGGTTTTCTAAGACCTTACAATCAACAAAAGCATGGCATACTAGCGCGATAACGTTTAATTCAATGTTCTCTGAGCTTAAATGCCCGATTGTATTTGAGTTAGACGCAATTTTGAGCAATAAATTGTTTACTACTTGTGTGAAAATTGAATCGGCGTTTGCACGAATTACATCCATTCTGACCACTCCAGAACCGGCAGATTTGAGATGGTTTCCGACAATTGTTTTGTAGCAACTATTTATGTATTTTAAGAACCGATTTTTTCTGCCTGGTGTATCGGAATCTAATGCGTCATATGCAGAGTCAATAAAAAAGGCATTTTCACAATAATTTTCCTCGATATGCTCTCGGTATAATTCCAGATTATTAAATTCGATTTTTTTCTCAATTTCTGGTGGTAACAACTTCTTTTCGTATAAATCTGAATTTTCCTCGATAGCCAGGAAGAGTGCGAGTACCACAGCATTAGTGTCTGAGGGATTGTTAGGTAGAGACAACAGTCTTTGGAGATATTTGTCATCCACAACAACAGCGTTCTCAATAATTGTCTGATTATTTAAGAAGCCGAAGGTAGTTTGTGTGATTGTCCTCATGCTACTTATTTGATCCCGTTTGCTTGTTTCTCCATCCAGTTGCTTTTTGGTTGACACTATTTTCAGACGTGCCAATTTGGTTGCTGATGTTGGATACTCTGTTAGCAACAAATAAACTTACTATAAATGCAAGGATTGCGCATATGTCGGCAATCAACGAAATGATATCTTCCATTTGAGGGTTTTTTTAATTATTTACAATATGGCAATTTAAATACAATCTTTGCTTGAGATTGTCAAAATATTTTTAAAATTGTAGTACTTATTTTATAAATCCTATGACAATTGCTGATGAATTCCAATATAATTCAATTATAACAATATTTAATATAATTAATCAACTAAAGACAGAGTCTACCAAATCATCATTCTCAGACCTGGTGGCAGCCTTCAAATAACTCTCAGTCACAGATACTGAGCTGTGCCCAAGCGCATCAGATACCTTATGAACGTCGCCTGTCTTTTTATTGGCAATATCAGCAAAGGAGTGGCGGGCGACGTGCATGCTTATCTTCTTTACTCCTATTTTTTCAGCAATAGTGCTTAAATGCCCATTGATCAGGGCATTTTTTGAGCCGATTACTTTTATCCACTCGTCGGCAGTCAGCTTGGCTTTGTTGCTGCTCCGCAGGAAGGGGAATACGTAATCAGTAGGTCTTAGACCGGGGTAGTGGTATTGATGAAGTATCTCCTTCGCTCGGTTGATGAGCTTTTTAGATCTGAACTTATCAGTTTTGCCAGCTGTGTACTCAACCCTGTCGCCCTTCACCTGGCCCCATTGCAGCTGCATGATGTCTGATGTGCGCATTCCCTGAAGATAAAACGAGAGCAAGAAAATATTTTTGCTGTGCCACTCAATCGTCCCGGGATTTAGCTCTAATTTTTCTATATCGGCAATTTGTGTTTCTGATAGCTTCGCCCTGCTTGATTTCGCCTTTTTGGGTTTGTACAAGATCCAGGGAGATCCTTTTTCCGGTACAAAATATCCGGAGTTGAACGCTTCATTGTAAATAGCCTTGATGGTCTTCATGTTGGCGTGAATCGTGTTCACCCCGTTCTTTTGTTTCTTAAGGTGGCGTTCATAGTTTACCAGGAACTCATAATTGATCTCGAGAAAGAAGAGCCCTTTGGTGCCCACATATTCCTCCAGTTTTTTAATCACCGACGCTTGAGACTTACGGGTCCAGGGAGAGACCATTTTTTCAATCCGCGCTTTTGCATAGTCAATAAAGGATTCACCGGTAATTTCTCTTTTCAGCTTCATGACCAAACTTTCCGCAGTGGTCGGTCGGTTCATAATAGACTGCTCCAGATAGGCCCGTTCCAGTTCCAGGATTTTGGCCCGGATCAGGGTATTGATCTGGCGGTATTGCGCATGTGATTTACGGACTTCGGATTTTTCGGGATTCCAATGTTCCTCCGGGATTGACTTCCCAAGGGATACACGTTTTAACTTTCTATTGTGAGTGATTCGAATCTGGATACTTTGAGTGCCGTCGCTTTTTTTGCGATTATTCAACTCAACATGGAAGCTTATGTTACCCATGGCGGATACTGAAACATTTACTGAAACAATTGCCGATACTGCGCGATGCTTGGCGATACCAAGTAACAAAAAAACCGCCTCAATTAAAAACTGAGGCGGTTATTAGTGATACTTGAAAGTGCTTACGCACGGTTTTGTGACCCATAGGGGAATCGAACCCCTGTTTCAACCGTGAAAGGGTCGTGTCCTAACCGCTAGACGAATGGGCCGACTGGTCTCCTACTTCGCGCGTTTTTTAAGCACTTTCTTTCACTTTTCGTTTCCGTTTTCCGAAATCGTGGTGCAAATATGCACGGTTGATTTTTATAATCCAAATGGCAACGGTAAATAAAATGAACAT